TTAGAAGCAGGTGATGGTACTATTAGATATGGGGTTCTGGATAGTTCTCTTTGGCACAAAAGAGGGGATACTGGGCCTAGTCTTGCAGAGCAGATGGTAAGTAGAGGTTGCCGTTGGAGACCATCAGATAGAAGTAAAGGATCAAGAGTAGCAGGTAAAAACGAAGTACATAGAAGGTTACAGGTTGATGAGTTTACAGAAGAACCAAGACTTGTATTTTTTAATAACTGTACAAATATAGTTTCACAATTACCAGCTATACCATTGGATAAAAAGAATCCAGAAGATATTGATACTAATAGTGAAGACCACTTGTATGATGCACTAAGATATGGTATTATGTCAAGACCAAGGTTTAGTATATTTGACTACGATCCACACGGACGACCCCAATCTAGTATGCCAATGGCAGACAAAACTTTTGGATATTAAAGGTATTATAAATGGCAGAAGATCAAGAATTTACAGATGACGAACAAGTAGTATTAGAAGACTCTGAAGACTCAGGAGTTGATGATGCTAATATTAGTGGTATTATTCCGTTTGTCATAGATAGATATAAACGTGCCGATGACTACAGGCAACAAGATGAAGATAGATGGTTAAGATCTTATCGTAACTATAGAGGTATTTATGGGTCTGATGTTCAGTTTACTGAAGCAGAAAAGTCTAGAGTCTTTATTAAGGTAACAAAAACAAAAACACTTGCAGCCTACGGACAAATTGTAGATGTATTATTTGCAAGTAATAAGTTTCCACTTACAGTAGAACCTACAGTATTACCTGAAGGGGTTGTAGGTGATGTACATTTTGATCCGCAAGCACCAGAACAGTTTAGAGAGTCAGAGTTAGATAAAGAAATTAGTCCTTATGGATTTACAGGTGACGGTAAAGAAATACCTGCAGGTGCTACCGCTAAAACTCTTGCAGAGAGTTTAGGACCAATTAAAGGAAAGCTAGACGGTATTCAGGGTATAAAAGAAGGAGTGGGTAATACACCTACGGCTGTAACTTTTAGCCCAGCTATGATTGCTGCAAAGGCAATGCAAAAGAAAATACAAGATCAACTAGAAGAGTCTAGTGCTAATAAACATTTACGTAGTACAGCATTTGAAATGGCATTATTTGGCACAGGAATAATGAAAGGTCCATTTGCTGTAGATAAAGAATATCCTAACTGGGATGAAGAAGGTGAATACTCACCAAGAATAAAAACTGTACCACAAGTATCTCATGTATCTGTTTGGAACTTTTATCCAGATCCAGATGCAAACAATATAGATGAAGCACAGTATGTAATTGAACGTCATAAAATGTCTCGTTCACAGTTAATTGGACTAAAGAAACGTCCTTACTTTAGAGCGTCCGTAATTGATGATGCAATTATGCAAGGCACAAACTATACAAAAGAATCATGGGAAGATGATTTATCTGACTATGCACCTGAATATGGAGTAGAACGCTATGAAGTCCTTGAGTATTGGGGTATGTGTGATTATGGTATGTTGGTGGAACAGGGTATTGAAATCCCTTCCGAACTTGAGGGAGTTGACGAACTACAGGCAAATATATGGATTTGTAATGGTAAACTCCTGCGTATGGTACTTAATCCATTTAAACCTGCTACCATTCCTTACATGGCTGCACCCTATGAACTAAACCCATACTCTTTCTTTGGTATAGGTATTGCAGAAAACATGGACGATACTCAGACACTTATGAATGGGTTTATGCGTATGGCTGTAGATAATGCAGTACTGAGTGGTAACTTACTTATAGAAGTAGATGAAACAAACTTAGTTCCGGGCCAAGACCTATCTGTGTATCCGGGAAAAGTATTTAGAAGACAGGGTGGAGCACCCGGACAGGCTGTGTTTGGCACAAAGTTTCCAAATGTAGCAGGAGAAAACTTGCAGCTATTTGATAAGGCACGTGTACTAGCAGATGAAAGTACAGGTATGCCATCATTTGCTCATGGACAGACAGGTGTATCTGGTGTAGGTAGAACTGCGTCAGGTATTTCTATGTTAATGGGTGCTGCTGCAGGTGGTATTAAAAATGTAATAAAGAATGTAGATGACTATTTACTAAGACCACTAGGTGAAGGACTGTTTAGATTTAACATGCAGTTTGACTTTGACCCAGCTATACGTGGTGACTTAGAAGTAAAGGCACGTGGTACAGAAAGCTTAATGGCAAATGAAGTACGCAGCCAAAGACTTATGCAATTTATGCAGGTATCTTCTAGCCCAGCACTTGCACCCTTTGCTAAGTTTCAATATATTATTAGAGAGATTGCTAAGTCTCTTGACCTTGACCCTGATAAAGTAACAAACAATATGGATGAAGCAGCTATACAAGCTGAGCTAATGAAGCAGTTCCAACAACCTGCTCCAACTCCAGAACAAGGTGCAGCACCAGCAGGTGCAAACCCAATGGACCCATCAGGTGCAGGTGGTGGTACAATAGGCACAGGCCAAGTACCATTACCACAGGAACAAGGATTTAGTGGAAATGGACAAGGAAATATTCAGCAAGCTCAAGGGGCTGGTCAACAACCCCAAGCAGTGGACCCACTTCAATAATTATTTAGAAGAGCTTGTTAAACAGCAGCATCGTTTGATGGAACAGACAGACGATATTATTACAATACATAGGGCGCAAGGCGCAGTACATATGTTACGTAACATTCAAAGATTACGAGATAATGTAATAGCAAACAATTAAAGGTAATATACCATGATGAATAAACAAATGAAACTTTTTGAAGAAGGTGGTCTTAATCAAGAAGGCGGCATGATAGATGCAGAATCAGGTAATGAAGTTCCTGTAGGAAGCACTCGTGAAGAAGTAAGAGATGACATCCCTGCTAAACTTAGTGAGGGTGAATTTGTTATGCCAGCAGATGTTGTACGTTATCATGGTCTAGATAAAATGATGGCACTACGAGATGAAGCAAAAATGGGTCTACGTAAAATGGAAGCTATGGGTCAAATGGGTAACTCAGATGAAGCCACATTACCAGAAGAAATGCCATTTGGTATGGCAGATTTAATTGTTGTTGCGGAAGATGGTAAAGAAGTTGAGATGGCTGAAGGTGGTTATGTAACTATGGCTAATGGTGGTGATCCATCTAGAAATGTTAGACAACTTGGTGCAACATATACACCACCTACAAATCAACCTATTAACTTTACAAGAGTTATGGGCGATGGTGGTATTAGTTTTAAAGAGTTTAGAAATGCAGAAGGTAAAAATATTTTAGTATCCTATGTTGGGGGAGTTCCTTTATACCCTATTCCTGAAGGATACTCAGAGTATACACCTGTAGCAGGTGAACCTATTACACCTATTCAAGAAGTTGTAGAAGCAAGTCCACCGCTGCCACAAGAGGATGAAGGTGCTAGAGACAGGTTTGGAAATCGTTACGATGGTAGTTATCAGCTAGATATGAGTACCGCAACAAATGCTCAATTAGCAGAAGAAACAAAAAGACAAAACAGTATATTTGCAAAAATGGCAAGTGGTTTTGCTTTTGTAGCTTGTGGTCCAGCCGTATCTGCAGTGTATGAATTTGGAAAATCTAGTAGTGCAAATAA